CGATAGTGCGGGTCCGTTGGGTCATAGAGTTCCGTCGGCATTGTATTGCTTTCTGCCCCCTCTCCAGGGGGCATCCGCTTCCGCGGCCTAGATTTCGTCGTATCGGTAGAACGTGGACCGCAGCGACTTCACACCACTGGCCGTGTTCGCGTAGACACCAATCTGGTGCATCACGAATGCCTGGTTCGCCGTAATCCCATACCCGTTGTTGGCCAGGGTCGTGGTCACGACGATACCGGCGCACACCACCAACGGCGACGCGAGGACATACTGATTGGCGTTGGTGAGCCCAGAGAGCAGCGCCGACTCATCCGATGCGCTACCAAGTGTAATGAAGTTCGACGTCACGCCGACGTACAGCTCCACCGTGTTGTCCCAGTCCGTCCCGTTCATGGTCAGCGCATACCAGCGAAGATTCGAGATCTGCGAGTTCAGGCCGGACGCCACGCGCAGCTTCGTCATCTTGCGCCATCCATACTTGATGCCAGACGAGGGAACAGGAATCGGGTTGTTGAGGTCCGCGGTATCATTGTCCGCAAGCTTATGCCGCATCTCAATCCCGAGCACAGGGGTCACCGTAGGACTGCTTGTTGGTGCATGAAAACTGTTGATTTCTACGACCGCAGCCACTGTTCTTCCTCCTTCTTACTCCTGCGGACACAGCCGACTGCGCAGCGCGTCCTGATACCCATCATGCTGGAGCTCGCGGATCGCCAACCGTTCGGCATTCTGTTGGTCCAAGCACAGCACCGATTGCGCATCCCCTGGCGTCACAAATTCGACGGACACCAGCGGCGGTCTGCTCGGCAGATCCCGACACGTCTGCGGACATTGCACACTCGAGCAGCCACTAAGCGCTCCGGTCATCGCGGCGACGATTTGCCATGATGTCCTTGAGACGTTGTAGCTTGTCTGCGGGGGACAGGGCCGCCCACTCTTCGAATTGTGCTTTGGCCCGCTCTGTCGCGGCGCGCGCGGCGGCTTCTGCCTCGGCCCGTGCGCGTGCGTTCTCGGCAGCACGTCGGGCTTGCTGCAGCTCGCGGATACCGAGCAGCACGAGAATCGAGCGCCATCCGCCAAGGAAGAGGACCGCAACGATCCCTCCGCATAGCAGTAGCCCGTCCCACACGACGCGGTCACCCCTTGAGCTCCGCCTTGATCGCGTTGACCGCCAGCTCGATCGCCAGGTTGATCAACGACTCCCCGACCTGCAAACCGACCGGCTTGAGATCGGACACGATGCTGTCGAAGGCCATCGACCGCTTCTGCGCGTTGGTGTACGTATCCTTGTCAAAGAGGTCCCGTACATGCTTCATCGCCACCGCAAGCACGGCGTCGAGCACCTGCTTGTCGCCGACACGAGACATGATCAGCGCAAGGTATTTCCCGGCCTGGCCGAGAATGAACTGCACCACCCGCTTCAGCATCGTCGGACTCCTTCTTCATGCACCATCTTGTTTCGGGTCTCTGGGGCTTTTGCCGCAGAGACCTTCCGAACACAGTCACGGATTTTGTCGTAGTCGCCGTCCGGGATGAGGTAGGACCCACCCGGTTCGTACGTGCGTCCACTGAACCAGAACTTCTTTGTCGCAATGACCGGAATCATTTTCACGTAAGGTCTCCATGAAGCCCGCCCCTCGGTAGAGGCGGGCCTCATGTGTGATGTGTTGTATTACCGCTGGATGTTGAGGATCGTTCCCACCACCGGGGCGGTCCCGAACCACGCCGCCATGACCACGCGCTGCATAACCACCAGCGCAGTCTGGTCGGTCTCGATGATCTCGCGGCTCTTCAGCGTCGCCTGCCGCCGATCCCCGTAGACGAACCCGTCACGGTTCACGAGCTGGATGATGGTGCGATCCACCGTCACGCCGTCGAACTTCCCGAACGCGTTCAGGTCCTCACGGACCTTCGGACTGACGATGATCGGAATGCCATCGATCGACGCCAGCTGCCCACTCAGAATGGTGGCGTTCGGTCCCATCTTGTCCACCGTGAGCACCGGGCTCGGGTTGCCTGCCGCCTGAGTGTCCTGGATCGCCAGCATCTTGATGTACCCAACCGGACCGGTCACGATAGCCAGCCGGCTCGGGTCCACGCCGTACTTCCCCATTCGGGCGCGGAGCGTCCGAATATCGGCGAGTGCAACCGACGTAGTTGCGCTTGCCGAGTTGGACACGGTGACTGCCGCGGCAGCACCGTACGCAGTCTTTCGGTACCCGTCCCACCCGCGAGTAGCGGCTGCTCCGGGGGTCGACGCGTCGAACGTCCCGGCTGTGTCGCCGTTGATCGTCGCGTCTTCCTGCGCTTCAGCCATCGCCATCGAGAGCTTGTTTCGCATGTACGGGAGCACCGGGATGATGGAGTCCTCATCGAGCTCCGTCGACACCGCCAGGCGCGCCCCGATCTTCTTCGACGTCAGCGTCACCGCCGTGAACCCAGGAGACGACGACGAGAACGACGCCGTCACCAAGTTGCCAGCGGTCAGCCAGTCATCCGCCCCGCCACGCTCATTGACGAGGTAGGCCGTCGCATCCGCACCCTCGATCGGGAGCTTGTACGGATCCTGCGGCATATTGATACGGTCGTGCAGCGCCGCCACGCGGAACTGCAGTCGCACCTGCTCGTGCAGCGAGGACGAGAACCCCGTCGGGATATACGTCCCAGAGCCCGCTGCCGTATCGAGCGCCTTTCGCAGCATGGGCAGCTGCTTGAGCGCCGTGGCCCCATACTTCGTCTGCCGAAGCGGGTCCTTCACCCCCAGCAGCGTGCTGAGGATGTACATCTCGTCATTGACCTTGTGGAAATGACGAATTTCGTCCTGGGTCGCCGGCTGCTTGAGCAGCTCCCCAAGCATCTTGGCCTCGAAGTTCTCGCCGCTGTTGTCGCCGAGATCGGCGTCCCCAACGTGGAACTCCCCCTTACGGCCCGTAGCCGGCTTCGAGAGCTTCTCATTGATGCTCTCGAGGACAGCCATCAGCTTCTCCTGAGTTTCGCGGCCCTCTCCGGTCTTCGTATCGACCGTCTTGAGAAGCTCGACGACCTCGTGGAGTTCCTTTCTGGCGGCTTCATCGTCGCCAGTCAGGGGGCGTCCGTTCTCCATGATTATCCCTTTCCTTTCCCCCTGCCTCCGCAGGAGAAATGTGATGTGTGTCGTTTCTGTCCTCTGCCGTTGGCCCCGGCCGCAGAGGCGACTCGCCGGTTTACCCTCTGTGAGCCTTAGTGTGGCGGCAGCAGGCGCTGCGCCTGATACTTGACCAGACCAAGGATCGCTTTGGTCAGCTCGCGATTGGCGACTGACAATTCCTGTTCTTTCGCTTCCAAACCTTCAAGGCGACTCGTGATCGCCTGTAGCTGCGTCGTCCACTGTTCCATGACGTCCTCCGGAGCAAAGCACTGCAGGCAGAGTGACCACGTGACCCCCCGCACATCCGCAAACGGGATCACCTTCGCCGACTCCGCGTTGCACCCTGCACACGTCCCCAGCTCCCACCCTCGCGTAATCAGTGGGCGCACGGGAGTGTCTGCATCGGTCGACTCGCTGGCCGTGGTGAGGCCGCGCGACTGCATCTCGTGCAGCAGCTCTTCGTCCTCCAGTCGCTTGACGTCCGTCGGAAGCAGCTCAATCCCGAGCAGCTTCCCTCCGCTCTTCTCCACGGAGAACATCGCTTCCCGATTCGCCGGAATCGAGACGATGCTCACCTCGTAGAGCTCAAGCTGCTTGATCTGATAGATCTCCGTGTCCGCGTCGAAGTCACCATCCAGCTCACGGAATCCGATCGACAGGGTCTTGATCATGCCCTGCGAGATCAGGCTCCAGGCCATGTCCGCGTCTGGCACGCCCTTTGCGAGCACGCCGGACACCCACAGACCATCTGGTCGGATCTCCGTGACGTCCCAGCGACCGACAACGCGCGACGGGTCGTGCATGTACAGCATCACCGGGTTGGCTTTGAAAACGTCGAGACGCGCCTCAAACGCAGACGGCAGGACGATCTCGCGCATCCGGTCCACCGTGTTCCGGCTCGCGTACCCCGTGATCCGGCGCTCCCCATCGACGTCCTTCACTTCGATGTTCGCCAGAACACTCTTCACTCGACCACGCACGCGTTCCGTCGCCGGCACGCTGCTCTCAAGAACATCCTTGTTCAGACCAGCATCCTTCATGGACTCCTCCACGGCAGACGTGCCTGCGGGAAGAACGTTCGCTGCCGAGTTGTCCGTCGCAGTCGACGTTCCGTTGGTCGTGACGATCTTCTTAACGGAGAACCAAGGTAGGGCCATAACGGTGTTCTATTGTAGCAAGTCGTACTGGGACTTTACAACGCCTCAATGCCGTATCGATCCACGAGGGAACGCAACGCCACGTCCGCGCCAGAATTCACGCCGAGGCTCCGTAGCAGCTGCTGCGCCTTTCCTCCGACGGTGTCGGGCACAGGATCGTCCGATCCCATGGGATCAGTTGGAACATCTCCCCCAGGACTCTCTGGCTGATCCGTGTTGCCAACCGTCGTATTTTCTGGACCGTCGATGGGGATCATCGCCTGATTTGCCCACCACACTGATCCCCAGGCCGGCGTCTTTACATGCGGGTACAGTTCCGCCAGTGCCATCTCGACTGACCATCCGGAAGCGACCAGTGTTCGAAACGCTTGCGCCCGGACCAAGTCCTTCTGTACGTCGTCCTTCAAGGCGACGACGGAGCGAACATCCGGGGCGATCTCGAGCTCGCCAGGGAAGAGCGGTGTCAATTCCCTGTTCAGCGCGGCATACACTTTCTCGAGCTTCGGGAATACCGTGAACAGGTAGAAGTTGATGACCTGCTGGCTTACCCCCGCGCTGCGGGCCGTCGTGGATTCGTTGGAGTACAATCCAGCCACGGCAAACGGAACACCGTAGATCCCGAGAATCTCATCTCGGCTCATGCGACGGGCGTCCAGCCAGTCCAGATCCTTCGGGCTGATCGCGATCGGGTGGTACTTCAACCCGCCCGTCAACAAGAGAATCTGACCAACACCGTCCTTACCGCGGTTGACGACCCGCTTGAGCTCCGCCTTCAACCGACGAACGGTCGTATCATCCAGGTCGTTCGCGGTTTCCACGGCACCGGCTGGCCACGCGCCTTTGCCCATGAAGTTCCGGTTCCACTCCAGCGACCCCTTATCGACGTCAATCGACAACCGCGCTGCACTGAGCGGAGAGAGGCCGTACCAGTCGTTACACGGATGGGCGTACCGGATATGCATGACCTCTTCCGGCTTGAACCCGACGCGATTGCTGTTCACGTCGTAGATGTACCCCTCAACGCCCTTACGCCCAGGAACGACCGTGACGCGCGACGGATTCAGAGGAAACAACGCGTGCGGACGACCAAACCGATCGAAGCTCGCCTTCTCGATGAACGCGTTCCCCGTCAGTTCAAGATGCACCATGATCGACTCGATGAAGTCGAACCACGACTGCACTGGGTTCGGCCGCGCGAGGAGATCTCGCAGACCACCCGCAGGGCCGGACACCACGCTATTCGGCTGTCCTCGACGATTGGCCTTCGCAATCGTCGGTCGCACCTGGGCCGTGGCGTTCGCGATCCGATTGACCGCGATGTACACCCACGCGGTCGACTTCCCGTACTTCTTGAGGAGCCGCTCGTAGCTCTCCCCGTCATCTTCGACGTAGCCCAGCGAAGAGAACGAGCTCGCGACCGCAGAGTAGGACGCGGCCTTCTTCTTGCCGCGTTTCGTCGACGCCGTGCCTTTACCGGACAGCGCCCGCAGGCCACGAGAACGACTTGCCGTCGGCATCAGGCACAGGATACTCCGTCAACCAACGGTTTCCAAACACTGTTTCCGTCCGTGCTACACTGGGAGGCATGGAAGATATACAGGCCCCCGTTCCGAACGGGAACGGGGAACGCAAGTATCGGACGGCGATCTACGCCCTTTCCGTGACACTCCTCACCGGCATTGTCCTCGAAGGAGGGCTCGGGATTGCGCTGCTCTGGCATCCACCGGCCGATTGGGCCGTCGTGAACCGCCTACTCGAGCACTGGGGTCAGCTCAACCTCATGATTGCCGGCGGTCTCCTCGCACTCAGCCGACCCCAAGGAAGCTAGAACACCAGCGTCAGTCGCGGCCGTCGTCGAACATGAAGATATCGGAGAGTTGCGTCATCACCTGACGAGCCAATGTGGACGTCACGTCAGCCACATAGTCGTCGCCGAGTGTGTCTCCAAGGGGTGAACGGCACTGGCGTAGCCCGTCCATGATCCCGGTCTCTACGGCAATCGACACCAATGGCCACACGCGAACGCGTAGCGACACAAACGCCTCCCCCTTAGACGAAGTTGACATGCGCTGGGCGCTCCTCTCGTAGGGTCTGCTCCGCATAGTTCGGATCGCCCATCAACCGCAACGCTTCCAGGTTCCGCTGTTGGTACAGGCAATGGATGCGGCAGTCACGACGCGGATCGTGTTTCTGCCGCCAATGCCACGCTTCTCCGTACCAGGACTCTGCGAATGTCTTATCCGCCATCGTTCCCATCAGTCCCGCTTCATTATAGGACCAGGAACAACAGGCGTAGATGTTCATGTCCGCTCCAACGACGCACCCGACCTCTTTCCAGTAGCAGTACGGGTACGTTTGCTTCCCGGCGACCAGGTTGTCGAATCGCTCCGCCGCCAGGTCGTACACATGAAACGTCTCCGCATCGAAATCCGCCTTGGCTCGTGCCAGTTGCTCCGGAACGCTCTCCCGACACTCTACATCAAACCGGCTCAGTCGATCCGGAGTAAAGCTGGCCGAGATGCGAATGTTGTGCGCGCCATGTTCTTTGGCCAGCCGACATGCTTCATACACATGTCGCCAGTTCGTACGGTCGATGACAAAGCCTACCCCGACGGTCGCTTCTGGGTGTGCATCCCCACGCATCGCCTGGTTTGCAAGGAGTTCCACTCCGCGCCACGCCTTCTGCCAATGCGACTCTGCCACGTACCGGGTAGCAACATAGTCGGCCATCGTTCCTGCGTCGATCGACACCCGTGCCCAGATGAATCGCGCGTCTCCGAGAAGGATCGCGCGATTGGTCGTGAGGAGCGTTCCGTTCGTGACCAAGGCGAGGTCCATCCCACTCTCGCCAATCCGGCGCACCACTTCGTCGAAGTACGGGTAGGACGTCGGCTCGCCACCCCCGGTGAGCTCGATCGACTTCACCCCCATCTGTCTGCAGCACTCGATCAGTTCATACGCCTTCGCTTCGGGGCACACGGCGCGCGTGTCGTACATCTGTTGATTCTTCCAGCGGGACTTTGGGGGGTTCGACACTTTCGCCCGCACGGTCTCCGGGCCCGAGCCGTAACTGCAAAACGTACACGAATGGTTGCAGATGTTCGTCGGCATGAACTGCACAAGAAGTGGCGGCGTCACACGACCGGCCCGTAGATTCTCCAGCGCATCCTGATGCCACGCGAGCTTCCGCGTACTGTACGGTTGGGACATAATTCCGCTTCTCTCTTTCCAGCCCCGCACGACTCCTCGTGCGAACCTTTACACACGCGACCAACGCTGGCCGCCGTCAGGATCGAAATATCGCCAGGAGATTCTTCGCCTCATCAGACCGCCACGGCGTAATCGACCCGTCTGGCATCTGGTATTGGAAGCATTTGCGCACACTAGACAAAGCCATAAACCACGACTCGTTCACACCAAAATGCCGGTGGTGAACATTTCCCGGCTTCTCCTCAAACGGTACCGAGAAGATCAACGTCGGAGTCACCTGAAGTAATCGGTCAACCGTACGTACTGGGTCGTCGTCAAGGTGTTCTACACACTCAAAGCACACCCCAATACTGCCAGTGATACTCGGGTCAGATACATCACCGAGAACAAACGCGCCATACTGACTGTAGTATGTTCGTGCGTACGCGATAGCGGTCATCGACCTGTCCACACCAACATAAGTCGGACAATTAAGAATCTCCGCGCCGTACCCAACACCGCATCCCCAGTCAACAACCGAACCCGCAACCACAGACGGAATGTAGCCACGAGCCCAGCGATAACGAGCGGAGTGACTAACCCAAGCAAACTCGCTTCGCCAGTACCCGGGAACGATCCGTTCATTTCCGTTCCATACCGCTTCGCGCTCCTGGTCCATCACTTGGTACGCGCCTCCGCCCTCCATCATCGCACCCCCTTCAACAGTTCGTGCCACAACGCCCTCGTACCGTGCGTGGATACTCCAGCAGCTTCCCAGTATGCACGCACACGCTGCCTACTGCTCTCCGTATCTCCTAGTGTCGCCAACCACCGTCGCAACGTGTCGGCAAGCTCATACGGTTCTACGGCTGCTCCCCAGACATCTTCCTCGCGATCGTAATAGACACCGACAGGCGTAGTCACAATGGGCACACCACACGCAGCCATCTCGATACCCGCCAGATGCTGCGTTTCTTGAACCGAGGTGCATAGACCAATGGCGCACGACCCCATAACCTTCCGCATAGCCGAAGGAGACAGCTGCCGAAACACTTGCGTTCGCGGAGCCGCAAATTCTGAGGTGTCTTTAAGCACGACACAAAACGGTGCCGGGATCTCTTCGATAATTCTGCGCAGGACAGACAGCCCCTTCACCGTGTGCCCCGACCCAACCCAACACACCGACCCAGGTTCAATGCCGTACTCCGCCTGCCAGGCGAAACGCTCCTCACGCGTTGCGATCGTAAATTGAGAAAAATCCACCCCAACCGGAATGACACTATACGGTACGTCCGCAGGAGCATCCCAGTACTGCTGCGCTGTGTACGCGGAATTGTACACTACATGCCGGCTCAGTCGCATGGTCTCCAACTGCATCTTGCGTGCTACACCAGTTTTAATGTCCTGCAGGTATGACACTGTTGGCGCAGTACTCGAACACTGGAGAGGGAGAAAATATGTCGCGTTCCTCACGATGTACTCCGGAGGCGTCCCGTCCTCTACAGCCGAGCGGTACGCGGCATCTATGACCTCCCGGAGCACCCTGTAATCTGTGTACCCTCCTGTCATATCCTTGAGACCAGGTACTGTATCCAGCAACTCGGAAAACACTGTTCGTTGCCCTGGTAGTGGTGCCACTTGGTCGTTCACGAGCCACCCTATACGCGCCGCCGCACTCATGCGCGGACTGCTCCACCCGGAGAAAGGTAGTCCGGAAGCCAATATGTAATCTGTTGCACCGGCTCCCAGGATGAATCCCCACGCGTCTCGGACACTCCTGACTGGTATTGGTAGAAATAGAGAGGCTCACAGCACAGAACGACTTGGTCCTCTACCGTGAGACCGGCACACGCTTTCCCCACCCAGTCCGTATCCTCCTGAAAGTCCTGGTGAGGATACGTAAACTGCCGTGCGTAGGACGTACGCCAACACTGCGTGTGCGATGGCCGCCCCGTCCACAGCCTTTCCGTCTCTAAGTACCGATACTCCACGTCATATGTGCACCGCTTCGAAGGTGACCCATTGATCTGCACTGTGTGATCAAACAGAATGACCTTCTTTGTCTCCGACGTATCGGGGCGATCAATGGCGTCGAGTAACGTATCGACGTACTGCGGTGCTATCCAGTCGTCATCATCAATAAACGCACACCAGTCCCCGATAGCCATTTGCAACAACGCGTTCCGCTTCTCGCCAACCGTGCGCATCTTGTTATCATACAAGCAGAGCAATTCTATCGGTTTCCCCGCGCTCTGCCGTTCCAACTCATCCAATATTCGCTGGCAACTTCCGGCGCGACGACGAGGAACAGTCAACACCAACAACGAGAGTCGTGCCTCCATTCAATCCTCCGTCCATCGCGTATCCACGACAATCTCATCAGACCCCCAAATCCTTCCGACATTCGCCACACGATACGCGGGATCCAATACGAGTTTCGTAAACAACGCCTCCCCGGCAGGGACACCCGCTTGGGTCTCCAACTCTAGACGATCATGTGGTTGGTGAAACGCACGAACCGCCGGGCCAGTGAATTGAAACGTTCCACCCCACTTCTTCTGAAACCGATGCACGAATTCGCTGTCTTGAAACCCCCACCCGCACAAGAACTCCTCCTCGAACCCGCCCATATCGATAAGACGCTGTCGATAGTACATACCCAAGAAGTGCAATGGACGACGTCCTGGGCCCCCACCAATCATCCCACGAAGCTGAACGTCATAAATGAAGTTCGGGTCAAACACGTCTGCGATCAACGCATCCGACTCCTCCAGCGGCCACGCAGACAGCCTGTCCAGATTCGTCTTCACTGCATGTGCCACTTCCGGAGACGAAATAACGACACGATCAAAGCGCGCGTGACGGATACCAACGTTCATCGCCGGGCCAGGATCGTTCATCCCCTTGTATTGAAAAATCGGTTGCGAAAGCCCAGAGACGTTCCGCACATCAACGCGAAAGTACCGAACAGGCAGCCCGTGCGCACGAACCGTCTTCAACATCGGTACTAACTCTGGGTCGGTCCCTCCATCATCAATCACCAGGATCTCGTACTCATCTGACGGGAACCGCTGCGGGAAGAACGTCTGCAGTGTCCGAAAGAACAAGTCCGTACGATTGAAAATTGGGTATATGAAGCTCAACACGTTGTCGTTCCTTCTTTGTGGAGAGTTGACAGCGCCACACACACCTCGTCGCGGAGCGCAGACGGTGTCAGCACCTCCACCGTCGCCCCGTACCGCCTTGCCACTGCTTCAAACCATACTTTCGGGAAGAGCCACCGCGGTGTCCCGTCCGCTTCATACTCCTGCCCGATCTGTGTTCCGGTCAGCCATCGGCGCGGCAGTACGACATACGTGCAGCGGGCAACACGAACACACTCCGCCAGCAGCACTTCCACCAACGGCAACTCCATGTACTCGAGCAACTTGGACGTCACGACCGCTGCGCACGACTGGGTGCGAAACGGCAACGGAACAATCGCCGACTCCAGCTCTTCCCCGGTGCACACATATCGACCCTCTGCGCGTGCGAGTTCGACGAGATAGGGGAAGTACCCGAGCAGCAAGAACGGCCCGGCACCGGCGCATTTCGCCGCGTCGTACAGGCACGTCTCCAGGTGGCGATCCCCGTGCCCCAACACCGGAATCGTCATCGCAAGACCACCCGACGCACGGTGGATCGGGACACGCGGAACGCCGTCGCAATCGCATCAACCGATGCCCCACCGCGCCACATATCCCGCATCTCGGCGTTCCGTGCCGCAATACGCCCTGGGCGTAGAGATCCCGCAACAAACCGCACCGTACTCAACGGGACACCGCAGAGCGCAGCCGCTTCCTTGAACGTCCTCCCACTCGCGACCAGGACACGAATGCGTTCCGCCGGCACGCCACCACCCCAGAGCAACCGATGTCCGCGATCGTAGACAAACGTAATCTTCGGATCATCAGACAGCAGTCGATCACGTAACGACCGCCACGGAAGCCGCAACACCTGGCAGACGTCTTCGAACGTCACCGTCGGAGGGCCGTACCCATCCGGAACCTCCCCCGCAATCCACGCGCGGGCGGCAGTCTGCTCAGGACGCACTGGCCGGACTCCCGCGGGTAACCTCCCCAGTGCTCCCATCATGCAGCGCAGTGCGTCCATCAAAATCTCGAAGTACAGACGTTGGGTGCCTTCCGCCGGCCCACGAAACTCCGCCGGCTCGAACGGAGCGGCCTCCCTCACGCAAGCACCACCACCCGCGGCATGGCGTTCTTCGCTTGCCGCACACATTCCCGTGCGAAGTACAGGGCCATCACCGTGTCGCAGTACGACCCGCCGGGATAGGTCGCGAGTTCCTCGAGCAACGGCTCACACACCCGGCGGCTCTTGGCGTCCCCTACCGGGATGCGCCACAAGCCGCGCTCGAACTCCAACGCCAGAGAGGGAAGACCGATCTCCAGATCGCGCAGCTGGGCGGCTCCCGTATAGAGACCGGCCACCGGCAGCTGCCGTTGCGTGTGATCGAGGATGGCCTTCTGGTACCCGTTCCGCTCAACCTTGATCTGCTGGAACTGGTAGCGCTCATGCCACTCCTGCAGGAGTTGCACCTGCTCATTGAACCCGACGCGCGCCCGAAAGAGATTCAGCACCCAACGGACGTTGTCCGCATCAACCGCCATCGCAACGGCAACGAAGTACGCCGCCTCGTCGGACTCCGTCGCAATCGCCAGGTCGACGCCGCAGACGCGCGACATGGAGGCAAACGGAAGATTCGGGGTGATCGCCTCCACCACCACATGCTTGGGATCGCGGCACCGCTCGATAGCATCCGCCTTCCAGAGCAGTTCCTGATCACTGTAGGCCCGTTGCCGATACCCGCGATCAAAATCCCGCACGCCCAATTCTGCGCGGCGTTTCGCCAGAATGTCGGGAGAAAGCCGCTCATCCCACGCCGGAATACGGAAGTGGCGGTGCTCCGCCATCTGCGGGATGCAGGGAATGTCATTCCGACACCGGACGGCGCTCGTCACACGCCCTCCAGCGCGCCGGTGTCCCACAACTCCACGAGTTGCTCGAACCGTGACCGCTGCGTTGGCTTTGCACCTTTGCCTGCCCCGAGCAGCACCTCACATTCGATAGACTGCAAATCGTCGGAGACACTCTGCACCAGGAACCCGTAGCCGTTAGCCATGTCCGGGTCCTTGGTGATGCGGCCAAACAGATCATCCGCATGCCACCGCGTCATGACCCCAACCGCTCGACCATTCGCTTCCAGGCGTGACAGGAGAAACGTGTAGTTCTTCCACACCTGCTCCCGCAGCCGCGGGTAGATGATGGTGTTCCGGAGATCATTCATGTCGTCGAAGATCAGCAGATCCGCGCGACCCCCCTGCGCCGACGACGTCGCCCCGATGGCCTGGACCGACGCATCTTTCGCCAGGGTTCCGCGGGCCAACGTGATGGCTTTCTTCGTCCACCGTTTCTCTTTCCCGGCTTCGGTCGACGTGGCCATCGCCACCACATCCGGGAACAACAGCGCATACTCCGCCGAGCTCTCGATGTACTGCCGGATCACCGCCAGGCGTTCTTTCGCGATGTCGTCATTCGCCGACACGATCTTGATCCGCAGCCGCGGGTCATTGCCCAACGCGTAGAGCGCCATCATGATGACAAGACAGGACGACTTCCCGGATCCGAACGGGGCAAGAATCCAGGGCACAAGCCCGCGCGACCAGCACACCTGGATGTGGCGAATCCAACTCTTCTGCAGTGCGTGCAGTTGAATCGGCTGTCCGGTGGCTTCGTCCTTCAGTACGAACTCGCAGAACGCGACAAAGTCCGTTCGGGCTTTCGTAACCGCCGTGGCCTCGAGCGCCGCGACCTCTGCTTCTAGGGCGGCGAGCCGATCGAGACGGGCGATCGTTTCGTCCGGCTCAACGCGATCGGCAGCCGTCGACATCCAACCACCACCGTTGTGCGCACGGCGGCATGGGAATCGGTTCCCCATCTGCCGTCGGTCGAGAACACAACTCCACCACCGTCGTCTCGCCGTTGAGACCACGCCACGTCTGTCGGGTCGACCACTCCGCCGGGAGATTCGGCGTACCGGCAAGGACACACAACAGATGGAGTACCGTCATGCCCCCTCTGGACCCTTCTGCAACGCGAGCAACTTGGCTTTCCGGGACTCCAACTCCGCCAGCTTCGAATCCAGCTCGGCGGTCGACACTTGCGCCGGAGCAGACGACTTGAACGCCGCCACCAACTTGGCGCAGGTATCGGCCATCTTCGTGAGCTGCCCGATCGAGAGCGGCGTCGGATTCAACGCTTCGCTCTCCAAGCGCAAGAGAATCGTGTTGGTCAGCACAAACAACCGCCCGACGATCTCTTCCGCTTGCCGCGTGAGGAAGCGCTGACGCGCGGCCTCATTCGGGAAGATGTACGGCAGGGTGTCGTCCAGAAACTGGTCGACCACCTGGCCGAACTGACGACCGGCCAGCGCTCGTTCGAGCGGCGTCTGCGCGATCGCGACAGCAGTCTCCGCTTGCTCGAGCCCAGCGCGCGTCTCAACAAGAGACTGCGTCCAATCAACGATACGGTCTTTTTGGTTTGGCATGGATCTTGCGGCCCTCCGCTCCCGGAGGGACGTCGTTTCAATAGGAGAAGGAACTACCCGACGGCGCTATTCTTCCGCATCTGAATAGCCTGCCGCACGATGTGTCGGCAAATGCTGGCCACGGAGCGGTCCTCGTCCTTCGCCCAGGCGACCAAGAGTCTGGCGTCGTCCTCTTCCAAGGTAAACGCCACGCGAATGTTGGCCTCTTGCCGCCGTCCGGCGTTTCGATCGAGATCCACCCCGAGTGCGCTACTCAACCCCGGCGTTGACTTCGGATGCATGCCCCTATGGTACACAATACCACAGGATTGTGCAATCCGTGCCACATTTGCAGGGAATTGCCGGGGTTTTCGCCAGAAGTTCTTGCAGTTCAGAAGGAAATTATTCGGAAATCCCCTGATTTGTCTTGATGTTACGGAGATTCGGTCTTGAACAGGGACTGATCGGGTGGCCATAAATCACGACTCGTCAATAACGCGGGGCAACAACGCAAGCATATCTCCTAAAGGCCGCTTGACACGCGCATGCGTTGCGTGTTACATGCCTATGCCTGGCTAGGCTCGGCATGCTGGTTGAGATCGAGACTCAAACTGAAGCTTGGCCAGGTCTCGGTTGTTTTACGACGAAGTTGGCTATGCCGGCGACCCACGCTCTGAACTGGAACAACCGAAGCGCATCCAGCCTCGAGGCTGACGAAGTGCCTCATGTTTGCGTCGAGTCAAATGCCTTCAGCCTCGAAGCCTGGATGTGCGAAAGAATGAAAGTCCCCACTGTTGGGGGAACAGAAACGCGAAGCGGCGGATGTGTCACATGCAATGCGTTGTCGTTCTCTGTCCCCCCAACAGTAGGTGCTTCAGTCTCCCGCCAAGCATGGCGCATCGGTGGTTAAGCCGCGGCTGTCTTCTAAATGATCCATCACCACGATGCGCCAGTCGTATTTCGTGCAACACGTTTCAGCAGGGATGAGCGAATTAGCCTCGGGGAATCTTCTTTGAAGCAGACCACAGTTTCCCAGGAGAAGTCGATGCGCCGATTGTTGTCGAGCGGACGAATGAACCTTCTCCTGGGAATGCCTATACAGACGTGCGCCAACAGGCGATAAGCAGCGTGTTATCGACGGAGACGGTAACCTGTTGGCGCAACACCTGACCGCGGAGACGGATGGTGAGAGAGTTACTGTGAACGTAGAGAGTGGTAGCCACCCACCTCCGCGGTTGATATGTCATGATTCAGACGTTTCCTTGGGATGTTTCGACAGTAGCTCTGGGATCAAAACGGCAAGTGAAACATCCCAAGGAACGGTCACCACAATGGTCCTGCGAACACAACCGGATGTCGAAGTGTTTAGCGAGCCGTCGACTGGCTTCCTCTCGCAGGACCATTGTGGTGACCGTGATGGGGTAAATCGTCCAATGCGATCGACGGATCGAGTATCCCCACCGCGGTCTTCTTTGTGTTTCGCCTGTTCGGCAACGGTTCGAGAGCCGCTCTGTTCTCGAGGTGACCGATGGACCGTTGCCGAACATCAAAAAACGCCACGAGATGCGAGGTACCTGTTGTGATCGAGACGCACCATGAACATCCCGTGGCGTTTAGTCTTCTCAGGGCCCTGCGGCGTGCGTGGTCCGCAATGATGTCGAAAGATTTTTTAGCACGTGCGCAGGACCCTGCGATGCATCGTGGAGGAGGTCTGAAAATGGGCTGCGAGCGATTTCCGGCGTCAACCTGCCTCCACGATGCATCACAGGGCAGTCTGTTGTGTTGACGAGACGAGTGTTCGGGTGAGTGCGATGAAAGGATTGTCTCGTCAACAGAGCACGGCTGATACGGACGGCGTCGAAGGTTGCACTGTGATCGATCGCGCGAGTAGCCGCCGTCCGTATCGTTCTTTCTTTCGCATGTTCTGTGGCGTCGACGACTGATTCTGTGCGCACGAAAGGTCGAGTGGCCGACGCTGCAGAACATCCCCTGGGTCGTGGTGGAATGGATAATACTGAACTGTTTACGCGGTGGGCGGTGACCGCCACCACGACCTGATCTTGTTCGGCAGTGTTCTGGGTGGTTCGGAACTCCCTCTGTGATCGACGTGGTGGGTTGAACCACCCAGAACACGTTCCTGTCCTGACGCGGAGTGCCCTGCGGGCGCACCGGTCTCTCGGTTCCGCCCACAACGATTTGCTATCGTAGGCCTGTCATTCACAACACCGATTCGGTGCGGCCGGTCCGCAGCGAATCCCCCAACATCCTCGCCGGAGAGCCGGCGAGTCCACCACAGACAGGAGCATCTAATGTCCACCACCATCTTGGCAGTCTTCCTCTTGATCGGGGACTCTATTGGGCTGGGAACCTACAGCAATGATGCGCGGACCACTGTGCCGTATCTCTTGACGCGGGCCAGTCGCGGGCAGTGGTTGGTGCTGAACTACAGTATCGGCGGGGAAGCGTTCGGAGGGAACCTCTTCACCGGGCATCGCCCGAATGGGTATGAGGCCTGGGCCACGCACGCCATTCCGATCATCGAGCTGGGCGTGAACGATTGGGGCAGTGGCACGGACCTCGAGCGCTTCACCACGGCGTACGATACCTTTCTCTCGCAAGCGACCGCTTGGGGACAGCGGGCCTACTGCCTCACGCCGATTTGGACGGCCTACGAAGCGCAGCCGAACCGCTTGGGTCTTCTTGTGGAAGACTACCGTGCGGTGATCCGCACCGTCTGTCAGGTTCGCGGGGCGCGTATCCTTGAGGGGCGAACCCTGGTTCCGGCGGATCCGCGCTACTATGTTGATGGAATCCACCCCAATGCACTGGGGGCCCGTGCCTTGGGTCGGGGGATGATCACTGCCCTGCGGGCGGCGGGAGAGTAGTCGGAGTCCTTTGGATCTGCTGACACCAATTCGGTATCTTCACAGAGCAATCCCCTGTGTTCTGGGTGGTTCGGGAGCCGCCGTGTGATCGAAAAAAGGGTTTGAACCACCCAGAACACGTACCTGTCCTGGGGAGGGGCGAGAGAACAGTTGTGATCGAGCGCACTGATTACCCCCTCCCCAGGATATTTTTCTTCCACCGCCCTTCCCTCCCGCGTCATCCTCTGACATAGGGGCCCATGTCCGATCCGTCCGCAGTCTGGAGGGACGCCCGATGATGTCGATGTTGGAGTGGTTCGAGCCGTTCATCCAGACCTTCAATGGTCTGGCCCTTGGCGCAACCGTCTTTGAATCCCTGCTCGCGGATACCAAGGCCTTACTGGATACCCTGACTGCAGAGCAGCGTGCGACCTTTCTCGAATCCAGCATCAGTCTCATTGAAGAACTCCAATGCAACTGGGTCCCGCCCACCGATGCCCTCCTGACTCCGGAGCAATATCGTGCCTGTCACACCTTCGGGAACCAACTCTTCCAGGCCCTGCTCACCACCTTCCGCTCCTTCAACACCGCACTGCAGTAACTCGAACCGACTCCAGCACGGTCCTCCCTCCTTTCTTCTCTACTGAAGAAGAAGAACACGACGGATCGTCGCAAGGTATCCTCAGTCCTGGGAAGGAACCGACCATCCTCCCCAGTACGCATCGGTCCCCAGCCCACCACATCCACACACCAGAGCACGAGACCCTACCGGAGCTCCACGACCTCTCTGGCGTCACTACCCAGCGTCACTACCCAGCGTCACTACCCAGCGTCACTACCCAGCGTCACTACCCGTCCACACTGCTCCACGCTTCATACTGCGTTACTACCGAGAGTCACTACCCGTCTGCGATAAGAAAATATCACCCGAGTTCTACAAAAATATTGCGCATAGTGAGTGTGCCTAGCATGGACCTGTAGGACGACACTGCAGAGTAACGCTGTACACCCTACCCCCCCCCTACCCCAGGGGTACGCCCCGCCGGTGC